TAGCCATACCCGCTGGCGATGCGCGCACCGGCGTCCGTCTGCTGCTGCTGGTCCACATAGGATGGGGAGGTCCTATCTGGAGTCTTTAGAACTTCCTTCACCGCAGCCTTGTCATATACACCTTTGTGTGCCAGTTCCTCCAGCCTGTCCCTCTGATAATGAATACAATGGTACTTGAAATTAGCTCCCTCACAAGTTTTCTCATCAGGAGAAATTCCAAAGTCCTTGAACGGTATCTTCTCCGGCCGCGAGCCATTGTACTTAACATCCGTGTAATACTCCACCTTTCCCAGCCCGTCAGGACCGGCGATGGCTATATCCTCAACAATCTTAATAACTGGACACTTTACCGTGGAAGTTCCATACCGAATAGTTTCCCCAAACCACTCGTGGTAAACACGGTAAAGGTCCAATTCAGAAGGCTCGATTCCCACATAGGCCATGTGGGTCTCAAAAGCCACCTTCCAGTCATCGGCTGTAGCAGGATATTCCCCAACTAGGCGTGCAATCCACAGCGGCGCGGTCTTGAAAACGGCTGCCATCACCCTCGCCAGCAAAGTATCCGAGTGAATAGCAATAATCGGGACAATGATATTGGAGGCTCCGTGGAACGGGAACTCCCTGGTCGGCTGTGCTGGCACCGCCTCATAGGCCTTGCGCCAATTCACCAGCTTCACCTGATGCAGTTCCTTCGTCCCTTCACGGATAGCGGTGATCTTATCATGAAGGAAGCGGCGCAGCCTCTTCTCTGCGTCCTCCACTAGCGTGATTTTAACCGGCTCTATCATATCCCTACCAGGCTGCCGTTACCTTCATATCCGTCACTCGAACGGTATATGGAGTTGGTGGATTCTTCCCATTTGTATCTAGCTGAAATCCGACGGACATATAATTCTTCTCCGTCTTTACCAGCGCCGGCGCCGAGATTGGCGTCCTGAGCAGTTCAATCCCCCCAACGGAAAGGGAAAGATATGTCAAAGTACCATCATCATTCCGCATGGAAGTGGAGATGATTGGAACCATCGCGCCTGTCTTCCAAACGGAACTTGGCAGTGCTATGCCAGTCGGCTGCCACTTATCCTCCGGAGCCACCTTCGTCTTGTCGAAGGAGTAAAGAGAGCATTCCGCGCCCGGATGCCTGAACTGCCACGCAAAGTCATACAGCTTCCCATTCAAGGACTGCTGCACCTCGAACTCCAGCCCATTACAAGCCTGTAGCTCGGCCACGGTCGGAAAGAGAACGGCCAGTTCGTGGATGTAAAACTTGGAACTCTCCTGCCCCATCCTCTTCGTATACCAATACCCATTGTTATACGGTCTGGCACCCTTGGCGCTGAAGGTGGCAATTTGCCCCGGCGTCATCACAAAGATGCCATGCGGCTTCGTTGGATCAGGCCCGCCCGTATCCCCAGCGTTGGCCGGCTGAATCCAGCCAGTCGTCTCCGTCTTCCCTGTCAAAGTCTGCAAGTCGTCAAATACTTGATACGGCATTGGACCCCCTACTTATGTCCGAAGCGAACTACAAAGAAATTCTTGATTTGTGGGAAGTAGGCCGCTACCAACAGCAGAACCACTCCCGTGCAAAGGCCCTGTAGAAAATGCGCCATACTTCCTCCTACTTCTTAAGAGCGTTAACGGCGTTGATTGGCACGCTGTTCGCAATCGTGTTGTCCTTTGACACCGATTGCCTTGTCGTACCGTAAAAGTAACCTGTGGCGGTGATGACCAAGGTTGAAAGCGAGCCAAAGGCGCTGTACACAATGGCTCTGTTCTCCGCAGGCACCGCGCCCTTAAAGAGCCAGTGTAGGAAGAAGGCAAACACGCCAATGAGAAGGTAGAACCCTATCTCCGGCGTATAATCCTTAACGGCAATCTCGCGCGACCTGGCATTTGAAACATCCTCGACCCGCAACTTCTCCAGGTCAACGACGTTATCATACCCCAACTTCGCCATCGTCTCCTGAAATTCCGTATTCAATTCCTTCAGCTTGACAAGAGTGGCAGGGTCGGAGACCATCGGCGTGATGGCGTCTTGTACGGCCTGTTCATCGGCCGGATCAACTGGCTTCCCATCCTTACCTACCAACCCCAGCTTTGTGACAAGCATGGTGGCAGCGGCACCGCCAAGTGGTCCGCCAAAGGCCGCCCCAAGCATCGGTGCTACGCTGCCAAGTAACTTCTTAAAATCGAAGCCCATGCTCTTTCTCCTTGCCTACGGAGTAGGCGGTGCATCCGGCGAAACCGCGTCGATCGCGGCGTCCATTGCTTTCAGCTTGTCGGCGATGCCAGTAAGCGTTGTAGTGGCTTCGACGATGGCTGGATCTGTGCTGCCGGTATTCTGAAGAATCCCGACAACGCGAGTAACATCGTTGGCGACTGCATCCAAACCTTCCTGGACACTTGCCACCGCTGCTTTCAAATCATCAATCGCTGCCATTATCTTTTCTCCTTTCCTCAGAAGTTCGTACACCAACTTGGTATTCAAATCAAGACGCCGAAGGATGACGTCCAGCCCATTTATAATCTTATCGACTTCGTGTCCGTGAAATTCCATTTGTTCTACCTCAAACGGCCACCGACTAGGCGTTGTAAGTCTTCCCAAAATTCGGCGTGTAAATCCTCTGGCCCGTGCCCACACTGTACGGCTGTCCGACCAACTTGGACATTTGTTTGTTGTATTCACGCAGTTGCCTCCGACTACCCGTATTTAGTGCGGAACGCAACATCTGTGGAATATAGGCGCTGGCATCCAGCATATCTACGAACGTGCCACGCGGGAACCGCGACCACTCTCCGATAAAATCCTGAAACCTACGCTGTACAAAAATACGACCAAACTCACCGAGAGGACCCAGCACGTCCTTGATACGCCATTGCTTCTTCGTGGAAAGGCTGCCGTCCTCAAGTTCCACCTCGCCTTTCAGCTCCACTATCTTGAGTCTCCAACCTTTCAGGTTAGAATAGTATTCAAGGTGGAAGGCGCCAAGGCCCTGGCCAGCGGAGGTCTCAAAGCCAACGCGGTGCAGGCCCCACTTCATCGCCACTTCCAACAACTTAATGAAATATTCCTCGTAAGAGCAGGTCTTGGCCCACGCATCCATCAAGTAATAATCACCGGCGTCCGACATACCCCATACAACGATGGCGTGCCGGCAGCGGCCGCTTCCACGATTCTGGCTGTGCGTGGGGTCGGTAGCCATCGCCAAACGAAGATTCTTTCCCCAGATATTCTTACGAACCACGCCATCCTTCACCTCATGGGAGATGTATTGGTCGTGGTTAACATCCGCCTTCACCTCAAAGTAATTCAGCCAGCTCTCCTGGAAATCCGCATCTTCTGGGGAGGAAGGGTCATTCAGGAACTGACAGGAGAACTTGTAGGAGCCGAGGCGTCGCTTCAGTTTTTCGAGCTTGGCGATCGAGAACTCTTCCGGGAAAATCGGAACACCAGCAGGATGAAGGTCGCAGCAGCCGCCAAGTGCGCTATGACTTTCGATTTGGAACCAAGGCTCATGCTCACGAATGTGGCTATTGACATCCTGGAAGCCCCAGCGATTGCCTATGACAAGCTCATCCGACTCATGGTTGGCGTCATCGTTATCAAAGACGCCGACTAGCAACTGGTGATACTCAATCGTCTTATCCATAACAGACTGCGACTCGATAGCTTTACGCCCAACCAAGTCATCTTGAAGCAGCAGTCCGTTATAGTGTCTGGATTGAAGCGCTCCACCAACACCAGTAAAGTCGAACGTACCCTCGCCGTGGGGGTCAGGAGACTGGCCGTTCGGCATGTGGATCTGTAAAGAACTGTCCGTCCACTTCTCCGACGTAGTAGGAAGAATCTCTGGATACATGGTTCGGAAGACGGCGTTGCTTTCAAAGTGCCTCCGAATGCGGGTGCCAATCTTTCTGGCATTCTCCAGGTTCTCACTAACAATTAGATTGCGGAGGTAGGGATTGTGGACTAGCCTCATCCACTTTATGAACTCGTCAATGGCGCCGCAATCAAACTCTCCGGTGGAATTGTAAAAGCGAAACTGCGCCTCGTCCTGGTCGCCGAAT